CAACGGGTGAAACTAATGTTGGTATTAATGTTAACCCTAAAGGATCAGGAGTTTTTAACTCTGGAGGATCAGCAGTTAAAATTGCAGGAAAAGAAACTATGTGGGTACCAGCTACAGCTATGTATCCAACAACAACTAACCCAGCAACAGCTAATCAAGTTGAAACAACAGCATTAAGACCAGATCTGAAGGTTATGGATTTTGCAGATTCTGCAGATGACTTTGCACAATTTTCAGTGGCAATGCCTAAATCATGGAATTTAGGAACAATTACTTACCAAGTTTTTTGGACTCCAAGTACTACTAATACAGGTGACTGTATTTTTGGTTTACAAGGCGTTGCATGTGGTGATAATGATACAATAGATGTTGCTTTTGGAACAGCTATAACTGTGACAGACACAGGACTGGGAACCGTTGAAGATCAACAAGTTTCAGCAGAAAGTTCTGCAGTTACAATTGCAGGTTCTCCTGCAGACGATCAACAAACTTACTTTCAATTATACAGAGATGCAGACGCAGGGGGAGATACTTTTACTGGAGTTGCAAGAGTTCTAGGTGTTAAAATATTCTTTACTACTGACGCTGCTAACGACGCATAAGGAGCATAGGTATGAGAAAAATAGGCACACCTTTAACTGTCGAAGGTAAAGGACAAAAAAATACACAATCAAAAAGAGCTAAAGGTTTCGGTTATCAAGTCTTAGGATTTGGTGCTGGAGGAGGTGCAGCACCTGTTGAAGTAGAATATTTAGTTGTCGCCGGTGGTGGCAGTGGAGGAAAAGATCTTTCAGGCGGCGGTGGAGCAGGAGGCTTTAGACTTTCTTATGGGAATACTCCTTTATCTTCTGGAGAACCTATTGAAATGGCAGCAGGAACTAGTTACAATATAGTAATTGGTTCAGGTGGTGGAGCAGGATCATCAGCAGCTTCTGGACAAGATTCAACAGTACAAACAGATTCAGGAAGTTTTGAAGCTACAGGAGGCGGCCGTGGAAATGGCGGTCAAACAGGCGGAGGATTAAGTGGAGGCTCAGCCGGTGCAGGAAATACTCAAGGAAACGCAGGGGGATATACTCCACCTGAAGGAAACGGCGGTGGTGATGGCCAAGGTTCTGGCGGAGGCGCTGGTGGACCCGGTGGATCTCCATCTGGTGCAACTGGTGGTGCGGGAGCACCTAATGCATCTATTGATACCGCTAATACAACTTACGCTGGTGGCGGTGGCGGTGGTGGTTATACTACTGGTGGCGGCGGATCAGGTGGTACTGGTGGCGGCGGTAATGGTGGTAATAGACCAGGCGGCTCAGGTAACCCAGGACAAGCTTCAACAGGAGGCGGCGGCGGAGGCGGCGGCGCTGATGGCGGAGGCCCAGGCGGCGGAGGCGGAACTGGAAGAATGAATTTCAGAGCACCTTCAGCTATTACATTCACAGTAGCTCCAGGAACAAACACCACGGGTACAGCTCCTAATGGAGACAAATTAGCTGAATTTACAGTTTCAGGAACAATACAAGTAGATTAATTATGGCAACATTTTGTGAACTAGACGAAAACAACATTGTAATAAGAGCCATCAAAATAGGCGATGACGAAGTACCTAATGGAAATGGAGACGTTGCTGGTGAAACTTATTGTAATAAATTCTTGGGTGGAACATGGAAACAAACTTCTTATAATACTCTAGGTGGAATTCATTATATTGTTGATGAAGAAACAGGTGTTCAAAGTGTTAATCCAGATCAAACTAAAGCGTTTAGAAAAAATTATGGAGTGCCTGGATTTAAATATGATGCAACTAAAGATGCTTTTATTGAACCTAAACCATATGAAAGTTGGACTTTAAACGAAACTTCTTGTTTATGGGAAGCACCTGTTGCAAGACCATCTACAATTAATGTAGATGCTGAAACTGAAGCTTATCCTTTTGAATGGAATGAAGTTAATCAAAGATGGGAAGCACCTGAATTAGGTAGTAATTCAATAAGTTATTATTGGAATCCTTCGGATTCTTCTTGGAATTCAATTTCATAGTATTGACTATATAATATTATTTTAATATAACCTTATTTGAAAGGTTATAAAATGATACTTAAACATCCATATTGGTTTTTTAAAGATGTAATTCCACATCATGTTTGTGATTTAATTGTTAAAGATTGTTTAAATAGAAAAGCTAAAAAAGGTTTAGTTGGTAATCAATCTAATGACGATTTAAAACATGTTATGTCAACAAGAGATTCTAATATTGTTTTTGTTAATGAACCTTGGATACATAATTTAATTCAACCATATATAAGAACTGCAAATAAAAACGCTGGGTGGAATTTTCAATTAGGACTTCCAGAGGAAATTCAATTCACAGTTTATAATAAAAATCAATTTTATGATTGGCATTCAGATTCTTTTCCAGAACCTTTTAAAAATGGTTCTATTAGAAAAATTTCATCAACACTACTATTAAATGATTCATCAGAATTTAAAGGTGGAGAGTTTTGGTTTAGTATTGAAGAGGACAGGAAAGTATGTGAAGAATTAAATAGTAAAGGAAGTTTAGTTGTATTTCCATCTTTTATAAGACATAAAATTGCACCTATTACAAAAGGCACAAGGTATTCTATGGTTACTTGGAATAATGGTGACCCATGGAAATAGAATTAAGAGATGATCATATAGGTGTATTTAAAAATGCATTACCTGAAGATTTAATTGATAGTTATATAAATTTTTATAAACAAAACGAAAAACAAGGATTAGTTTATCCAAGAGAATTTGATTTTCACGATGCTGCAGATAATCAAATTGACCTAATAACAGATACTTTTAATATGAATGTTCCTTATAATAGTAAACCATTCATAGAAGTTTTTTTTAAAAACATATACCCCGTTTATTGTAAAAAATATTCTATTTTAAACGAGGTACAAAAACACAGTATCTATGATATTAAAATTCAAAAAACTATTCCTGGAGAAGGTTATCATAGTTGGCATATAGAAAACTCAAGTTTAGCATTAAGAAATAGATTGATGGCTTTTATGGTGTATTTAAACGATGTAAAAGAAGGAGGAGAAACTGAATTCTTACATCAAAAATGCAGATTTAAACCTGAAAGAAATACATTGTTAATATGGCCAGCAAACTATACTCACGTACATAGAGGTAATTCCCCATTATCAAATGATAAATATATTATTACAGGGTGGATTGAGTATGGTGTTTAAAAAACAAAAATATCAAATAATTAGAAATGTTATATCAAAAGAACTAACTGAATTTTGTTATCAATATTTAAAACTAAGAAGAGATGCATTACATCATATGCTAATAAAAAAACTTATATCAATACATGACACCTCTTTCGGATGTTTTGGTGATTCAATGATTCCTGAATGCTATTGCATTTATGGTGATCCATGCATGGAAACTTTATTAGTTGCAATGCAAAAAAATATGGAAAAAATTACTGAAGTAAAACTAGTGCCAACATATGCTTATGCAAGAATATACAAACAAGGTAATTCAATGCGTAAACATAAAGATAGATTAAGTTGTGAAATATCTACTACAATGAATCTTGGAGGAACACTTTGGCCAATATATTTAGAAGGTAAAGCGGTCAAACTAAATCCTGGAGATATGTTAGTTTATAAAGGTTGCGAATTAGAGCATTGGAGAGATCAGTTAAAAAAAGGAGAATGTGCACAAGTTTTTTTACATTATAATAAAAATACAAAGAAAGCTGTAAAGTTTGATGGCAGAGCTGCATTAGGAGTTCCATCTTATGGAAAAAATTACAGTTAAAATAGGTAAGTATAGATACAAAGATCATTTTAAATATAAAAATGAATTAATGGATCTTTTTAAAAAAGAGCCTTCATTTATAAATGATATTTATAAAGTTGATTTTAATAATAGTACAGATTTTGAAAGGCCTTGGATAAAAATGATAAGAAAAAGTTTTGGTAATAGTTTTAAACCGTGGCTAAAACAAATGAAGTTTGGAAAATTACATATAAAAAATTTGTGGTTTCAACAATATAACAAAGGCAACAAACACGATTGGCATATACATGGTTGTAGTTTTTCTGGTGTTTATTATGTTAATTATAATAATAAATGTATTGGTACAGAATTAATTGATCCATATTCAAATAAAATAATAAAACCAAAAGTATCAGAAGGTGATGTAATTATATTTCCAGCGTTTGTAATTCATAGAGCACCTGCAGAAAAAACAAATGATTTAAAAACAATAATATCTTTTAATTTTGATTGTGAGTTATGATTAAAGTTGTAGATAATTTAATATCAAAAAAATACCAAGATAAAATTATTAATACAGTTAATGATAATTATTTTCCATGGTATTTTTATGAAACTGTTTTAAGTGATGAAGAAATAAAAAGAGCAGGTAATAAAAATATTACCTTAACTCCAGCATTTGTGCATACTTTATTTATTTTACCTAAAGGAATAAATTCTAATTACTATGACTTTTTTATTAAAATGTTAGACACCTTTAATGTAAAAGAAATTATTAGAATAAGAATTAGAAGAACTTTTAAACAAGAAAATCATAATTTAAAAAAATACAACTATCCACACGTAGATATAGATAAACAACAAAACTACAAAAGTTTAGTTTATTATGTTGAAGATTCTGATGGGGACACTGTTTTCTTTGATAAAAAATATAAACTAGGTGGTCCTACTTTCATTGATTTAGACTATAAAGAAATAAAAAGAGTGTCTCCCAAAAAAGGAAGAGCAATATATTTTGACGGAGAAATTTATCACGCTGGTAATAATCCGGTTAACTCTGACATTAGAACAATAATTAATTTTGATTTTATTACCAATGAGTAACATTGTATTTCATAAAAATGTTTTAGATGAAAATTTAATAAACCATATAAAAAAATATGTTATAGACAATAAAGCAAGTAAGAAATGGCAAACCAGTATGTTTTGGCCCGAGTTTATTCAAAAGACGTCCACGACAGTTTCTGTTTTAAGTTTAGATGATAATAAAAAAATATGTAAAGAATTGAGAAAAATATATAATAAACTTATCCCTGAAACAAAAAAGATGGGCATGGAAGTTAATTATTACATATGGCCCCCACTTAGTTATATTCCTTTTCATGATGACAGTCACAAGCAAGTTGCATCTACTATATATTTAAATAAAGATTGGCATATAGATTGGGGTGGATTATTTTTATATTATGAAGATCAACAAATAAAAACATTTTTTCCCTCTTACAACACTTGCATTATAAATAATAATAAGATATCACATGGTACATCCTTAACTACAATGGATGCTGTTAACAGAGAGACTATACAGGTATTTTTTTATGAAAGAAACAATGTTAAGTAATTGGGATAAAGCAAAACCTATTATCGAAAGTGGCGATAGAGCTGTGCCTTTTGTTGTCCCACCAAAAGCATTTGCATGGTTAAAGAAAGCTGCTAACAAAGCTACTCGCGATGCTACCAAAACTTTAATTGGTCATATTAAAAAAGAATATCATATAGATAATATTAGTGATGAATTTAAAAAATTTATTTTAATTGATTGTTTATCTAACCCTCAAATCTTGTACCGCACAAAACAAATAAATATTTTATCACGACCTTGTGAATTTTATATTGATGATCTATGGGTAAACTTTCAAAAAAAACACGAATTTAATCCTCCCCATACTCATTCAGGTTTGTATTCATTTGTTATCTTTGTAAAGATTCCATACGATTTAAAAAAAGAAGAAGAATATTTTAGTGACATTAAAGAAGATCCTGCAAATATTAGATATAACCATACCTCAAAATTTGCATTTTTAAATGCAGATTATAGTGGAGAGATACGTTGTGATCTTTTAAATGTAGATAAAAGTTTTGAAGGCAAAATGGTAATGTTTTCTGCAAAACAATCACATCAAGTTTTTCCATTTTATACAAGTAATGGTTATCGAATCACAGTATCAGGCAACCTTAAATTTAAGGTGGCTTAATACAATAATGTATGATACAAAAATGGCTAAAGGATAAAGTAATGAGTGCAATAACATTTGCTAAAAAGCATTTAAATAACGCTAGGTTTCCTAGTGAGAAAACGCGTAAAACGCAATTGTGGGACGTGTCTGGTATTTTAAAAAATAGATATAATGAAAGATTTAAATTTGATGTAAGACCATTAAAAATTATGTTTGATAATAAAAAAGCTAAAAAGGGGTCTACTAAAACTAAAGCAGATAAAATGGTAGTCGAGACTTTAAGTCAATGGCTAATTGTAGACATAAAAGAATTACACGAATATATTTTTAAAAATAAAATACAACATGTATATGTTGAACAAATAATAAAGGATCTAGAATGGAACGTAATTATACAGAAATAAAAAATTTTTTACCTGATGAAGAATTTAAAGCATTAAGAAAAATAATGTTTTCAAAAGAATTACCTTGGTATTATCGTAACGAACAAACTTATTCAGATAGGTTTTATTTTAACCATAGTTGTTATCAGTGGTATACTGAGACTTCTGATTTATTTGAACATGTTAAACCTATACTACATAAATTAAAAGTTAATATGTTATCAGAAGTAAGAGCTAATTTAATTTTAAAAGATAAAGAACATCATCAATCTGGTTGGCATTGTGACAGAAACTTTGATTGTAATACAGCCGTATTTTATATGAATACAAATAATGGATACACTTTGTTGGGTGAAAAAAATTCTACAAAAATTGAATGTGAAGAAAATAAAATGTTAATATTTAATTCACAAATTAAACATTGTGCGGTTAGTCAAACTAATAAGGTTAGAAGGATTGTTATTAACATTAACTATGTGTAAATGAAATACACTTATTATTACTATGACAATATTATACCTACAGATAGGATAAAAAATTTAAATAACTTTATCTTAAATAACGCAGATAATTCTTTAAAAGATAAGTACAATGGTAAAATTAAAAAAACAGCTGATGTTAAAATAATTAACTGGAATTCATTAAAAAATCAAATTGAATTCATAGAAGATTATGTTGACAAATGTAATCAAGAAGCCTTTAACTTTGAAACATATAGATTTAATAAGTTAGATGCAATGAATCATAATACTTACAGTTCTAAAAATAAGGGTTGCTATAATTATCATGCTGATGGATCTCCTTATGAAAAAGAGTATACGTTAAAACTTACAGTGTTATTAAATTTATCTACTGAAAAATATAAAGGTGGGGACTTTTACATATGGGATGGTGAGGATGTGCGTATAAAACAATTTAATAAACCCGGTGCCTTATTAGTATTTCCTTCTTATTTTCCTCACAAAGTAACACCAGTTACCGAAGGAAAAAGAACAACTTTAGTTTTATGGAAAAAAGGCCCTTGGTGGAGATAGAAAATTAGAGTAGAAAAGTCACTGTTTTAGCTATATAAGGAATTATTATGCTACAAAAATTAGGTTTTCTACCAGGATTTAACAAACAAGTCACAGAAACGGGAGCCGAAGGGCAATGGTTTGGTGGTGATAATGTTAGGTTTAGATATGGTACACCTGAAAAAATAGGTGGATGGGATCAATTAGGGGCCGATAAATTAACGGGTCCAGCCCGAGCAATTCACCACTTTGACAATAATGCCGGCGTAAAATATTCTGCTATCGGAACAAGTAAAATTCTTTATATATACTATGCTGGATCTTACTATGATATTACGCCATTAAGAACTTCAATTGCCAGTTGTAATTTTTCTACAACTAGCGGACAGCCTACTGTTACAGTAACTTTTCCCTCTTCACATGGTATGGTGGAAGGAGATATTATAACTTTTAGTAGTGTAACCACACTTACAGGATCGAGTTTTCAAACTACAGATTTTGAAGGAAAAGTTTTTGAGGCCACACAAGTTCCAACTTCTACTACCATTGAATTAACTATGGCTGCTAATGAAACTACTGGAAGCACTAGCAATGTTGGAAGTGCGACTGGTAGTCCTTATTATCATGTTGGTCCTAATCAACAACTAGGGGGCTATGGATGGGGAACAGCTAACTTTGGCGGAACCGCTTCAGGTATCGCAACGACTACTCTATCAACAACACTTGCATCTGATGCCGCGGTCACAACTGTAGTTGTAGCTAGCTCTACTGCATTTCCAGATTCAGGAGAAATTAGAATTGGATCAGAAGATATTAGTTATACAAATAATGATACTACGACAGGGACTTTAAGTGGAGGAGCTCGTGCGGTTAATGGAACTACTCTAGCCGGCCATACTGCAGGAGTAACAGTAAGCAATATTTCTGATTATGTAGCATGGGGAGAATCGTCTTCTGAAGACGTTACACTTGATCCAGGCTTATGGGTTTTAGATAACTATGGAACAAAATTATTAGCACTTATTTATAACGGACAATGTTTTGAATGGGATTCCTCAATAGCAAATGCAACTAACACACGAGCCACATTACTAGCTAATGCACCTACAGCTTCAAGACATATGTTGGTTTCTACACCAGATAGACACTTAATATTTTTTGGAACAGAAACTACAGTGGGGGATAGTACTACTCAAGACGATATGTTTATTAGATTCTCAGATCAAGAAAGTATTGATGGAACTAATTCTTATACAGTAACCGCTAATAATACCGCTGGTACTCAAAGACTAGCTGATGGCTCTAAAATTATGGGAGCTGTACAAGGTCGAGATGCCATTTATGTATGGACCGATAAAGCATTATTTTTAATGCGTTTTGTTGGAGCGCCATTTACTTTTTCTTTTGAAATAGCTGGAACTAACTGTGGATTAATAGGGAAGAATGCTGCGATTGAAGTTGATGGTACTTCGTATTGGATGGCTGAAAACGGATTTTTTGCATATGATGGTAGATTAAAATCTTTACCGTGCTTAGTAGAAGACTATGTATATGATGATATTAACACAACATCCAGAGATTTAATTAACTGTGGATTAAATAACCTTTTTACAGAAGTAAACTGGTTTTATTGCACTAATGGTTCTAATGTAATTGATAGAGTGGTTACCTATAACTATCTTGAATCAGGATCTAAGAGAACTATATGGACCACAGGTAGTTTAGCTCGAACAGCGTGGCAGGATTCTTCAATCTTTGATAAACCTCATGCAACTAGATATGATACTAGCTCCAATACCTCTTTTGATGTTGTTGGAAATACGGCTGGCTGTACGTACTACTATGCCCAGGAAACAGGGACCGATCAAGTGGACGCAGGTGGAGTAGTTACTGCTATTCTAGCCAACATTGAATCCGGAGACTTTGATATTACTCAAAGAACATCTAGAGGTGGTGGACAAATTGTAGGAATGCCAGATCTTAGAGGGGATGGTGAATTTGTAATGAGAGTTAGTCGATTTATACCTGATTTTATTAGTCAAACGGGTAGCACAAGGGTCTCATTGGTTACTAGAAATTATCCAAATAGTAGTACAAGTACAACAAATTATGATATAACAACAGCTAGTACAAAGGTTGATACTCGAATAAGAGGAAGAGCCGTTCAATTTAAAGTAGCTAATACGGCCGCTGGCCAAGATTGGAAACTAGGTACGTTTAGATTGGATATACACCCAGGAGGAAGAAGATAATGGCTACAGATAAAAAAATAAAATATGAAATGCAGGGAGATGTTAGGAACTATCTCGGCAAACAAAAAATGGTTAAGGCTCCTTTACGTTGGCAATCTAGTCCCGATCATCCAACAACAGAATTAGCTTACATTACAAAAAAAGAAAAAGATTTATTAGTTAAAAAAGATTTACACGGTTCATTAAAAGGTGGTGTCAACAGAGGACCTTCAGGTATTATGAGTTTAAATGGCTGGGGAGACAAAGACGAAGGTTTTGCAGATAAAAGTTTTAGCGGTAACGAAAGACCGGGTAGGGACATTGAAGTAACTAGAGGAACACCACGTGGTCCTGTAACCTCTACATACAGAACTAAAACAGTAAATACAATGCCAGATGTAGTTGATCAAAAATATTCTGGTGACGGATTTTTTAGTGGCTATAGAAACATAGATCCAAGAACGGGTCAACCTAAAATGGGATTAGCCTATGCTTTTGACAGAGTAAAAAATTTTTTACCAAGTGTTTTTTCAGCAGCAATGGGACTTCCTCCTATAGTAACAGCAGCTAGACTAGGTAAAAAAGTTTTTGGTTTTGATGATGATGAAGAAGAAGAATTTAAGAGTGATTACACTATTGGTCCTGATGGTCAATTTAGGTATACAGGATCAACAGATACTATTGATGATGTAAAAAAAGAATTTGCTATAAATTATCCATTAGATTTAAGTGAAAAAACTAATCAAGTTGACCAAGTTTTTAATTATAAAGATGTTATTCCTACCATGGAAACAACTGATTTTAATAACCCAAATAATTTTAATGTAAACCAAAATTATATGACAACGGAAGCACTCCCAAATTCTGAATACCCTACGTCTATAAATCAAAACATGTTGACTGAACAAGACTATGACTACTTTAATAATACTTTTCAAAACGGAGGCATAGCAAGATTATTATAATGGCTAAAATTGTACAATCACTAACAAGAGCAGGTGAAGAATACGACCAACAAGATTTTCAATCTTTGGTTAGAGATCTTGATGGAGTTATCAATAAACTTAACACCTCATATCAAGAGGATATGAAACAAGAAATAGAAGCTAGAAATTTCTTTTTAGACTAATGGCAATAAAAAACGAATATAAATTTTATGGCAAAACAGTGACGGCTGCTGAAAGTAACAACTTATTATCACCGTCAATTAATGAAACTATTATTATTAAATCTTTACACGTTACTAATAAATCAGGATCTAATACACCTACTATAACTATTACTAATAATGCTTTTGAAGTAATACATACTCAAACGTTATCTACGGCGGCTAGTGTAGAAATATTAAGTAATCCAATGGTAGTAGAAGGAAATACAGTATTAGCTGCTACTACAGCAGGAACAGTAAGTGATGGGGTAGTTATTACCATCAGTTATTTAAATATTAAAAAGGAGAAACTAGACTAATGAGTGAACAAGAAGTACCGGTAATTATACCGGAAGAAGTAAAAACTACATATAAAAACAAAAAAACAGGCGAGATTTATGAGACGCGAGATGGCTGGGTATCTAAAGGAATTCCTAATGAAGATATTCAACAGGACGTTACAGTCACTCTTCCAAAACTTGATTTGTTTGCTAAAACAAAGTAAAGTAGGAGATTAAGGTAAAATTATGGCAATTTCAAGAATGCAAGAACCCAGACAATTATATGGATTAGGTAGTATCGTTAAGAAAGCGGTACGAGGTGTTAAGAAAATTGTTAAAAGTCCACTAGGTAAAGCAGCTATAATAGGGGGCCTAGGTATGATTCCTTTCGGTGCTTCTAAGGCTAGTTTATTTAGTAGAGGAATTGGTGCACTTAGAAATTTAGGCGGTGGAAGTATACCTGGTTCAAGTTTTTTATCTAAATTAAATCCTTTTACAAACCCTAATTTATCTTTTGGTCAAAAAGCTTTTATAGGAGGGGGTCTTGGACTTACCGCGTTACCATTTTTAATGAATAAATTTGGTGATGACGAAGAAGTAGAAGAAGAGGTAGATGTCATGGACGTTGCCGGAATTAGAAACCGTGCAAGAGATTATTATAGAGGGGCCACGGACACGGGATTAAATTTTATGCCAGGTAAACAATATGTACAACCTAATTTTTATGCGGCAGCTGGTGGTAGAGCTATGTTAAACATGGGTGGTCAACCGGGTGGACAGCAAGCAGAACAAATGCTTATGGCAGAATTTGTTAAATATAAAAATAAAGGTGGCACATTATCTTTTGAACAATTTGTAAAAGCAGTAATGCAGGCCCAACAAGAACAAGATATGATGGCTCAAGGTGCTGGCATGGAACAACCTCAACCAGTTGCTATGGCTGCTGATGGTGGAAGAATTGGATATGCAGGAGGACAATTAGTAAGTCCAAGTGCTGATGGTTCAAGACCTGGTTACAGAGGATTGGAGAACATATTTGTAACTCCAGATCCAAGTGATAAAAGACGTCCTCCTAATAAATTTGATTTTTTAAGATCTACTGGACCAATGACTGATGAGCAAAAAGAATTTTTACAAAACATGACTGAAGAGGACTGGAAAGAGGCAGACAAAGGCGGTTTTGTTGATATAATTATTGATATATTAAAAACTCCTTACATTATAAGAGGAGGAGAAACTAATGAACCAATATTTGCTGATGGCGGAAGAATAAGAAAACAAGAAGGTGGAATCATGGAAACTGAAGAAGCATCAGAAATGATTGACATGGGCGGCATGGAAAAAGATTATAGAGAAACAGGTGGTTTTGTAGAGATGGGAGGCAAAGAAAGAGCTGACGATGTCCCTGCTAGACTATCTAAAAATGAATTTGTATTTACAGCAGATGCTGTTAGAAATGCAGGAGGTGGCGATATAGATAAAGGCGCTGAAGTTATGGAAAATTTAATGAATAACTTAGAACAAGGTGGAGAAGTTTCTGAGGACTCACAAGGATTAGAAGGTGCGCAAGCAATGTATGATCAACAACAAATGTTACAATCGAGGATAGCATAATGGCAATAGCAGATTATTTAGAACCGGCAGTAAAAGATTTTGCAGATCAGGCGACAGCCACATATTCTGCACCGATTGACACAACTCAATTTACTGGTAGACAATTTGTTGCCGGTGAAGACCCATTACAAACACAAGCTATTAACATAGCTCGAAGTGGTGTTGCTTCTTATGAACCATTTTTAACAGCTGCAAAAGCAGCACAGACTCAAGCAGCAGGAACTGTTGGAGGACTTGGTGCATTAACAGGAGCGTCAGCTTACCAACCATTTATGTCTCCTTATCAAACACAAGTTATTGATACAACTCTTGCAGAGTATGACAAACAAAGTCAAGCAGGTGCACAAAATATTAGAGATGCAGCAGTTGCATCAGGAAATTTTGGTGGTGGTAGAGAAGGAGCAATGTTAGGTCAATACCAATCAGACGTATTAGGTGACAGAGCAGCTCTTCAAGCACAATTATTAGCACAAGGATTTGGTCAAGCACAACAAGCAGCAGGTCAAGCTTTTGGTCAAGGTGCACAACTAGCTGGATTACAATCTGGTTTAGCTGGTCAACAGTTTGGTTTATCTAATTTTGAAAGAACAGGTATGGGTGCAGACATTTCTGCATTAGGATCTCTTGGTGCATTAAGACAAGGTTTAGAGCAGGCTAGATTAGGGGCTGATCAACAAGCAGCACAGACTGCAGCTTATGAACCTTACGGAAGATTATCACAATACGGTTCTGCATTAACTGGTTTAGGTGGTGGAGTTGCAGCACCTCAATACGCTCAACCTCAAGCAGCAAGTCCTTTCTCAACTGCACTAAGCACAGCTTTAGGTGTAGGTGGATTGTACGGAAAAATATTTAAATAGGAGATAATTATGGCTGATAAAACAAAAAAGAAATCTGGTTTATTAAAAGGGTTTGGAAAATTTACAGGCGGTAGTGGTATATATGACATGGTTTTTAATCAAGGTGAAGGAATACAGGCTATTCTTAGCGCATTACAGGGTGTACCAATGAAAGACGGTGGTAGAGTGAGAGGATGTGGCGTTGCTAAACGTGGGTTTGGCAGAGCAATGAAAAGGAAAAAATAATGAGAGTTTTAAATAGACCTATGTTTAGATACGGCGGACCTATTAAAGAAGGTGTTATGTCTGGTATTAAAGAACGTGTACCTTATAAAACAGGTGGTAATTATCTTAGTAATTTAACTGGTGCTCTTGCAAATTTTTATAACCCCATAAAAAAAGCTAAACCAATTCAAAAAATTATTAAAAGATTAAAAGTAGATATTCCACCTAGTAGAGTGCCTAATACAGGTGGTATGGGTGGAGTAACATTAACTCCAGCACAAATTAAAGCAGGAATGGGTACAAAAGGAGTTCCTTTTTTAACAAGAGCAAAACAATTTGCACAAAGAAACCCTGTTTATACTGGTATTGGTGCTCCCCTTGTAGTTAGTGGCGCTGTAACATCAGCTCCTCCCATAGCTAAACAAGCATATGGGTTAGCTAAATCTGGAGTAATGCAGTTAGGAGACCTTGCTGTACCTGATTTTATTTTTGATCAAGATGAATATTTTGCAAATAAAGAAAAAGAAAAATTAGAAGAAGATATTAACAAATCAAAAGAAACAGCTAACGAAAAAAGAATTAAAGAGTTAGAAGCATTGTTAGCAACCGATACTTCTAAGAATCAAGGTAAAACTCAAGATGAAATAAGAGAAGAACGTATTCAGAAATACAGAGACATTATGGATATTAAAGGTATGAACAAAACAGCTGCTTACGATTCTTTGATTGCAGCTAGTCAAGCCGTTAACCAAACAGGTGGAGATTTAAAAGGAGCTATAAAAGATGGTAGTTTAATTAATCAAATCATACAATCAACTAGTAAAGCATTTGACAAACCTAAGAAAACTAAAGATGCGATTGATACACTTATACTTAAAGGTGAGATTGAAGCAGACATTGCTGCAGGCAAACCAAGTACATACTTAAAAGCTGCACAAGATATGGTTTCAACAGGTGCTGCTAAAAATATTACTGAAGCTATGAAAACATTAACTAAATCAGAAACAGATATGTCTACTACACTGGGTGCAATACTTGCTAAAGGAAATAGATTAGATGAAAAAACTGTAGGTGTTGCTTACAGAGAAGAAACAGGAAACATTCCAGCAGGTTCTGTTAAAATTAGTGAAGTTAATGAATGGAAAGAAGATAATAAAGGTAAAAACGAAGTAGATTACGTAAAAGAAATTATGAAAATTTCTGAATTATCACCCGGAGATTATATAATTGGAGAAAGAGTTGTAACTGTAGATGAGGACAAATCTGTCAGCTTCTTTTATTAGGGGGTTAGATGCTTAGTTTATCACAACTTCAATCAGACACTAAATCATCAAGAGGAAATAAAATAGGTACAATAGAATCTATGCTATCGGGTGTAGCATCAGGTTTAATTGCAATACCAAAAGGTTTTTTTTCGTTAGGCGCAAGTCTTTTAGATCTTGGTGTTAACAGTGGTAAAGCTGCTGCCGTAGAAAAATGGTTTGATGACCTTACAGAGTTTGATGAGAAAGCAGAAGCAACTGCTGCTGGTAAAATTACAGAAGCATTAGTTAACATTGGTATACCTGGTGGTCTTGCATTTAAATCGGCTAGTGGCCTAGCAAAAACTGCAATGCTTGCAGGTAAAAATAATAAATACGTAAGAATGTCAAATAAAAATTTAGTTGATGCAGCTGATGAAGCGTTAGAATTAACTGCTAGAGGTAAAGGCAGACAGTTTGTTGCAGGTGCATTAGGGGGCGGTGTAGCAGAAGGTGTATTTGTAGGTGATGCAGAAAAGATTGGTACGTTTGGAGATCTTATTGGGGGTCCAACTAAAATAGATAGAAGCGACACGGACCCAGATGCAACAAGAGAAATATTAAACAGAATTAAATTTGGTACAGAGGGTGCATTGTTTACAGGTATTCTTGGTGGTACAGGTAGGGTTATTAAAAAAATAACAAACAGGAACCGGGGATTAGACACAGCTAACTCAACATTAGATAGATGGATTGACACTGTTGCTTCAAAATTTAGAGCACGTAGTGGTAAGACTCAAGAATTTTTTGATATAGAAAGACAATCTATTGGTGCTCAGGCAGCTGATGCAAACGTTGCTAGAAATTTATCAAGAGAATTAGATACAGATATAGACAAATTATTTCCACCCATACGAACTGTATTTAATAAACAAACAGCAGCGGAAAGAACAAAATTTTTAGGTGAAGTAAATGAAGCATTAGTTTCTGGTACTCCTACACTTACTCGTGAAGGAGAAAAAAGAGTTTTAAATGCGGAAGGTAAAAAATTCTTTTCTGCAGCGTCACCTGAAGCTGAAGATTTAATTATACAAAGAATGAAAGAAGCAGATTTAAATAAATACACTGAAGTCATTGATAGTAATAGATTAATTGCACAATTTGGAGACATGGATGCTGCTGCTGTACAAAGAGTAAGAGATAAAATTAAAAAGTTTGCACCAACTAGGGAAGCTGCAGAAGAATTAGAAAAATCTATTTTTGGTGGACTGTCTGTTATGAGAAGTAAATGGGCAAACTTATTTACTAAATTAGGGGGTGCTTTAGACCCAGAAGATTTAGCTAAATTTAAAGAAGTATTTAGTAAAAAATTTAAAGGTTACCTTGGTTCTACTTATGATATTTTTCAAGACAAAAGTATTTTACCATGGTTAAGATATAAACCTGCAGCAGAAGCTGTAGAAAATGCTAAGACATTATTTAAAGATAGTGCAGCACAAGCGGGTAGACCTATTACAGATTTAGAAGCAGAACAAATAGTAAATAATGTATTAAAAACTGCCGGGTTGCCTAAAGGTTTAAGAATGGATAAATCTTCTGATGCATTATTTAACATACCAGATTTTTTTGTAAACAGAACAACATTAGATGATGCAGTTAAGAGAGGTGGTGTACCTAGAATTTCAATTGGAGATTTAGATTCAGCTGCAGACAGAAAAGTATTAAATGAGTTATTCGGTAAACAAAAAAATCCTATGCAAACTATGATAGGTGGTATGGCAAAACTATCTTTAATTACAAGACGTAATTTATTTTACGATGATCTTATAAAAAAGAATGATGAAGTAGTCGCAACATGGAGAAACGCTACAGATAAACAAACAGTTGCACAACCTATGTTTGCTAGGTCCGAAGCAGAAGCTAGAGCATTTTTTGGAGATGATTATGTTAGAATCCAACCTATTGATCCTGCACAAACTTTAAATGTAAATATTAGAGCGGGTTCAAGTAATCCTTTTGGTGATATTGCAAAACCTTTTTTTGCAAGACCAGGTGTTGCAGAAGCTATGGAAAAAACTTCTATGACTACACAAAGCTCAGGTATACTTGGTAGAATTTATGAAAGTTTAGTATTGTATCCTAAAGCTACATCACAAATTGCTAAAACAATTTTATCACCAATAACACACATGCGTAACTTTGTAAGTGCTGGAGCGTTTGCTGCAGCAAATGGTATTATACCAGCAGCAGATATAGGTGCAATTAAACAAGCTTATCAAGCATTACAAACACCACTTAAGGGAACAAGACAACAAAACGATTTATATCAAAAACTTTTAGAACTTGGTGTTGTAAACTCTAATGTAAGACTTGGAGATTTATCTAGACTATTAAAAGATGTAAACTTTGGTGAAACTATGACGTCGGATAAAGGTATGAGATTATTATTAAAACCATTATCAAAATTAAAACAAGTGTCACAAGATTTATATACAGCTGAAGATGACTTTTGGAAAATATATTCTTGGGCCGTAGAAAAAGGAAGAATAGAAAAAGCTTTTGAAAAATCTGGTGTAGTTAGAGGACAATATTTTAAAAGAAATGGTGTTGATATAAAATTAACAGACGACTTTTTAGAAAAAGAAGCAGCAGATATTGTAAGAAATAATATACCTAACTATGATTATGTATCTGACTTTGTAAAAGGTTTAAGAAAATTACCTATTGGTAATTTCGTATCGTTTCCTGCAGAAATTGTAAGAACAGGAACTAATATTGTAAGACGAGCATTAAGAGAAATAAATGAGAGCATAACTTTAGCTGATGGTACAGTTGTTAAACCGTTTGAAGGCATTGGATATACTAGATTACTAGGTTTTACTACGACTGTAGCGGCTATACCAATGGCTACAACAGCAGCATTCCAGGCCCTATACGACGTCACAGACGAGGAAAGAGA